CCACGTTCCCGCCCTCGTCGACGGTCGAGACCTGTAGCGTTTCGCTCTCCCATTTCTCCCATTTGTAATCGAGCTCGATAGCGCCGGTACGTCGAGCCGCCGCCCACGATAGAAACGTAAGCCACATCATCGGCGACTCGTCGAAACGCGGCCAACGATGCTTTAGCCTCGTCTTCTCCCATAAAATCATGTCGCGGTTATCCGTCTGTACCTCTAGCGGCTCGTGCCCGTCACGGATAACCGTTACGCGCGGGCTCGTGAGCTTTACGTCGCCCATGTCATGCGCCCTTCACTCGGGATAACGCCCGGTCGGCGTCGTCCTTAAACATGCCCGTAACGACGGTCTCGGAATAGTCGAGCGCCGGTCGCAAATACGGGTGCGCGGGAGTAGTCGCCGACCCGTATTCCTGAACGGCGCCGTAAACGCCGACATTGGGCCCGACCGATACCTCGACGCCCGAGCGGGTCGCGCTAATCGAGCGGGCCAGGGCGCCGGTATCGACCGGCGCCCCCGAGCGGGCCCGTTGCTCGACGAGGCGCCCGGCGTTATCGAGCGCCCTCGTCGGCTCGGCAATCTCGTCGGCGGCGCGGTCGAGCGACCGGGCGAGCTCGTCGTCGCCCTTTACCTCGATACGCGCCGTCGTGCTCATGCGGCGTACGTGTCCTCGTCGCGCTCGACAGTCTCGTCGCCCTCGCCCTCGTCGAATACGGCAGGGGCGCCGAACGCGTACGTAGGCTCGCCGACAATGGTAAAAGCGAAATCGGATTTCATGGTTTCGCCTGTCGTGTCGCCGCCGAAATCGAGCGGGTCGACGATAAGCACGCCGGTCGCCGCCGTGCCCGCGTCGGTCGAGGGCGTAAACGAGAAATCGAATTGCTCGCCGGGTGAGGCTTGGGACAGGGCAAAGAATCCGGCAGGGTCGCCGATATCGGTATCCATGTTTCCCGAGAGCTCATAGGTATAGGTCGGCTTGGGCACCTTTACCGTGCCGCAAAGCTTGGTTTCGGAATCGCCCTGATCCTTGCTCGCGGCGATTACCGCGTTATTCACGAGGCACGACACGTCGATAGGCGACGCGGTTAGCCCGATAGTGAGCTCGCCCGCGCCGAGCGGGAAGGTTTCGCCAACCATTGTCGACATTGGGGAATCTCCTATTCTGTCTCGACGCGTAGGCGTAGCCCGGGCATCGTCTGTCGGTCGTTAAAGGTGATTTGTGCGGGCTCGGCAAAGGTGACCCGAGCGACGGCGAGCAAGGCGAACGCGACAACGTCGCGGAACCCGTCGCCCTCGTCGACGGTTTGCTCGGCGTAGCTCGCGGGCAACGTCACGAGGATTTCGTACGTATCGCGCCCGAGCGTGTCTAGGTGACCGGCGTACGTCGTCTGTACCCATTTGGGCCACGCGGCGCCCGCCGTAGCTTGCGCGGGCGCCGTTCTGTACGCCTCTAGCCCGTCGACGGTCCCGAGAGCCGCCACGAGCTCTCCCCGGGCGCTACGGGGGCGCGTGGCGGGCTCTCGGGGGGTCGCAAGGCTCATGCGAGTACCTGCGTGCGATAGGCGCGCTCGTGCGATTCCACGAGGGCATCCCACGCGGCCAGGGCGGCGGGCCCGTATTCCACGCCGTCGAGCCCGACCATGCCGAGCGGGAGGTTTCGCGCGGCAACCTCACGTTGCACCCGACGCAATAGCGCTTGCTCTAGGGCGGCGACGCCCTCGGGGTCGGCGGGAACCGTGCAACGCGCCAATTGGTCGGCGGTCGCCGCGCCAATCATGCGGGTTAAATCCTCGTCGGTTAGCAACGTGGCGGGTACCTGTAGGTACCCGCGCACGGTTGCCAAATCGAGCGGCATTGCTTAGCTCTTGCTCGTGCTCGTCGAGCGTGAGGCGGCGACAGGGGCGGGCACGGTGAATTGCGTAAACGCGGCGGGCAGGACATTCACGAAAGCGCCGAATCCCGCATAACCGACGAGCTGGCCCAAAACGTCGGGCTCGCCAACCTGCATAAGCCCGTCTACGTCTTCGTACCATTCGGCGTACTTTGCCGGGCCCTGAATCATCGTCGACGCCGGGAAATTCTTATCGACGACGAGCTTAAAGCCCATAGGCGACCCGCTCACGCCGCCCGGGTTCATGCCCGGGAATAGCGCCGACCCGTTAATCGTCGTGACGCCGCCGAGCCGCCCCCACACGTCGGGAGAAACCCACAACGTATCGGGCAGGGAATTGACCGCGCCGAGCGACGTAGCCGCCGCGCCGTAAATCGCCTCATAGATACCCTCGGCATCCCACGTCGCGATAGGTACCTCTTGCGTTACCGACGTAGCGAAATCTTCGCACGCCTCGTTATCGGTCGCGTTCGCGTAAACGGCGGCGAAATCCTCGAAAACGATTTGCAAGATACCGGGCGAGGTCCACTTAATATCCTGCCGTGAGATATTCAAGTGACCGGCGAACGTGTCGGCGACAACGGGAATCTTGCCGATAGTCATTTTCTGGCTAACGGTAAGGTCCTTTTCTACGGCTTGCTTATCGACGGCGACATGCTGCGTAATCGTCGGTCGGTCGAATGTCCCGGCTGGCAACGCCTTACGGGTAATCGAATTAATGAACGGGCGCGACCCGTCAATCGTGTTGAGCACGGGCCCGAGCACGGGGCGAGGAACGATGCCCGGGTTATCGGCCAACATTTGGTGCGCGGTCGCGCGGTCGAGCTTTTCGCGCGCCACGGGGTCGCGCAACGTCATAGCGCGGTGCACGGTAATCGCGTAATCGCCGATAGTGGGAAACTCCCGGGCAATGTCGTACGCCTCGGGCTCGTCCTTGCCCGTGCGGATAAGGGCGGGCGTCGCGGGAACCGAGCGCCGCAATTCGGCGACCTTAGACGCCTGCGTTTCGAGCGCCGTATAGTGCTCGATTGCCTTTTGGAGCTCGTCGGCGCGCGCCTTATCGCGGTCGATTTGCTTTTGCTCGTCGTCGTTAACGTCGCGCTTTTCGCCTGCGGCGCGGTCGAGGACGGCGGTTAGACCGTTCTGGATTTCGTCGAATTGAGAATTAAGCCTGTCGAGGTAGTCGCCCATTGTCCCGGGCCCTTTCACGCGGTCGGATATTCCTCGACCGGGTGGCGGCTTAGCTCGACTGTCGACCGGGTGGCGGGTCTATGCCCGGGTGGCGGTTCGTCGTCGGCGCCGGGTGGCGGTTCTTCGCTCGGGACGTTACGCCCGCTAGCGGTAGCGCGCAATAACCACGATGAGCAAAATCGCCACGAGGACGACGAGCAACCACACGGCGACCTGAACGTCGTTATTCATTTCCTCAACCCCTCTAGGTAGGCGCGTAGCTCGTCGAGCTTGGGCGTGCCGCTCGGCGCGACGATGAGCTCGTGTTCCCGGGCGACAGTGACGCCCGCCCCCGCGTATTGCGGGCGCGCCGTCGCGGCGACATGCGAGAGCCCGCAAACCTCGCGCACAGTCACCCGGCGCCCGGCGTAATCGACATTGGCGCGCGACCGGTAAACGCGGGTCGACACACTCCACCCGCGTAGCTCGCCCGCCCGAGCTTGCTCGGCTTGCGGGTGCGACCGGTCGAGGCGGAACGCGCACACGAGCCCGGCGCGTTCCTCGCGAATGTCGACGCAACGCCCTAGGTATCGGTCGCCCTCGTCGCCCGAATGCCCGAGCATGAGGTTTACCCAACGCCCGCCCTTAGCTGCGTCGCGCGAATACGCGCCGTGCGCGAACGCTTCCCAATACGTCGACGCGCCGCCGTCGTCGGATACCTCTTGCGGCACGTCGTACGGAACCGCCAAACCCTCGACGGTCCACCCGTCGCCGGTCGCCTCTAGCGGCGCGGCGGCGCGGTCGATAATGAGCTCGCTCATTGCGGTACCTCGCTCGGCGTTAGGTCCGGCACGCCGGACGGCGTTTCGCTTTCGTCTGTCGATTGGTCGAGCGGGGCGCGCCCAATCATCGCCCGCGCCTCGTCGTGCGTGAGGATTCCCGCGCCCACGAGCGTGTTAAGAACGGTCGCCGTCTGTGCGGCGTCGGCGCGCATACGTCCCGAGTAATCCCACGCGACGCTAGTGCCGCGCGGCATGAGCCATTTGCTAAACGCCTCGGATAGCGGGTGCGCGTACCGGTCGACGGAATCGCGGACAAATTCGATATCCGCCGATTCGATATTTTGGTACGTCATGCTCGCGCCGGATAGCCCGAGCTTATAGCTCGGAATGCCGAGCATCATCGCGACCAATTGCGCATTCCACGTACGGCTCTCGACCAATTGCGATTGCTCGGCGTTAGACACAATCGGCGTAAGCACATATCCGTTAGGCAAAATGACGGGCTCGCGGTCGCTCGTCATCGTGCGCCATTTCGCCTTTAGCTCGTCGGCTTGGGGTTGCGTGAGCACGGTCGGCGATTGCAAAACGGCGGGCGGCAACGCGGCGCCCGCAAAGTACGCGCCCGAATGTGTCTCTGCGGCCAGGGCGCCGCCGAGCCATTCGCCGTATTGGGCGAGCACGCCGCGCCCCAAAACCTCACCCGAGCGTGAGCCCGCCGACACGTGCAAAAGCGTGTCGGCGCCGACGAGCTCGCCCGCGACGGTAAACGAATAATCGCCGTTGCCCGGGTCGACGATTACCCACACGTCGTCGGCGGGCAGGGGCACGAGCCACCCGGGGCGCAACGTCCGGTAATCGAGCTCGCCGTAAAGGGCGAAATGGTTACCGTACAAAATCAAATCCTCGGTAGCCGCCCAACGATAATGCCAGGGCGTCGAGGTCGGGTCGGGGTCGAGCAATACGGCGGGTTGGTCGGCAATTCGCAACGCGACGCCTGCCTCGGCGTCCCAACGCATCGCGCGCCAATCCGTGCCCGCGACCGCGTTAGCGAGCAACGCGACGCCGCGCCCGAACGGCGGCAATCCCATAGCGGCGCGCTCGCCTGCGGGGGCGGGCCCGTCCGGGTAAGGCTCGCCCGTGAGGAATGCCCAATCCGTCGAGCTCGACAGGCGCGACCCGCCGCCGTAATTGAGCCCGGCAATCGAGCGGCGACGCCGCGACACGTCGGTACGGGTGGCCCGAGCGAGGCGGGTTGTGGTCGACATATCGGGCCCCTGTCAGTAAACGAAAAATGCGAGCGGTTCGGCGACCGGCGCGGCGCTCTCGGCAACGCACCATGCGACCGCGTGGAGTAGGTCGGCCCTCACGCCCCTGTGCGCCTGCGTGAGCCCGCCCGTAACGGTCGGCAAGAGCCCGACCGTGGTTATCTGCCCGGCGAGCGCCGCGTCGCCGCTATGGGCGATTTTGCCCTGTCGAGCTAGCGACCGGAGCAACGGCAACGCCTGTCCGGTCGCGCCCGCCGACGCCCGCTCGACGGTCGCGCCGGGCAACCATTCGCGCGCCTCGCTCTCGACCAACGTGCGCCCGAGCACGACGCGGCAACCCTCACGCTTGCCGACGACAAACGACGCCCATGCGTACGCGTCGGCGGCGGAATCGAAAGCGCCGCCCCAAACCAACAAACGCCCGTCGCCGAGCTCGACGCACGCGGCGGCGGCGGCGCGCAAGCCTAGGTAGTCGTCGACGGCGACCACGAGCGGCACGAGCTCGGGCGGCGCGACGTAGAGGTCGGCGAGATTGCCCCACGTGTCGCCGTCGATAAGCGGCTCGGGCACGGCGCTCGACACGATGCGGCGGCGCGGCCACACGTTCAGAAATTGCGCCCTAAACGACGCCTCGGGGTCGTCCTCGTCCGGGTCGATTGACTGCCCGGCGTTCACCCGGGCGAGCTTGTTCGTTAGCAGGCGCTCGCGGCTCGGCGACCAATGCGGCGACGCCTGCCGCCACGCGTCCCGGTCGGCGATATCGGCATCCCGGGGCGCCGACCATTCCACGATGAGTGACGCGGTCGGCGAGCTCGGCGGGCGCGCGAGCTCGGCGAGCAATGCCGCCCGGCGTACCGGGATGAGCGCCGTGCAACGCCGATGCGCCGTCGAGAACAAAACAAGCTGGCCCGATTCAACCTCGCTAATCGTCGGCTCGATACCGTCCTCGATAACCGTTGCCTCGATAGCCCACGCCTCGTCGATAAGCGCCAACGTCGCCGTATATCCGTAGACAGACTTTTGGGCCCGGATAAGCCAACGCGATTCCGTAATCGTGCGCAATTCCTCTTGCGCGTTGGTTTCCCTAACGATCCATCCTTGCTCGCGGGCCCACGGTCGCGCCCGGCGTTGGATTTCGCGACATACCGCTAGGTCCTTACCCGTGTGCAAAACCAATTGCTCGCCGCCTAGCAATTCCTCGGCGACCATGCGCCATAACGCGAGCTCGCGCAGGGCGTAAGACTTACCAACCTGTCGCGCCGTCGATATCAAACAATCAAACCAAACCAATTTGCCGGCCGCGTCATGTTCCAATAGGCGCGTTAATGCTAAACGTTGCCACCAACGCAATTCCACGCCCCTACTAGCGGCGTGCACGACAACCATTGCGCCATAAGAGCCAATAGCGAGCGGGTGCGGCGGCGACATAAGGCGCGGCCACGTCGCATTATCGGGAACGTCGAGGAATTGCCTAAGCCACGGCGCGTTATCCCAAACGGAATCGGTAGGTCCCGGGCATATCGGGTCGAGCTCAATATCGTCGGGCCCGTTCGGGGATACATTTGTCGGGCGG